GAACATCAACATCTCTGTCGGGCCTACTTCCATTGTGGCCCCGTGATCCATGCGACCAACGCCCAGCGCGTGCCGAGCAGGGGTGCCTTGGCCTTGTGCTTGATCCATGACGGAAAGAAGTTGGCCGCCCCCTGGTGCGTGGACTTCTCCACCCCATGCCAATCGGCCTCGACGCGCAACCCTCCGCCCACATACTCCTCCGGCCTGGAAAGGTTCACCACGCAGGTAAGCTTGCGGTCGCTGCCGTCATAGGTGTCGAAGTGCCACTTGAACTTTTGGAATGGGCGATACCTCAATACCTGAAGTTGTTGCATATCCATTATGTCGAAGCGATAGTGTTCCGTGTTGACCTGGTCCACCACTGCGGCCATGTAATTGTAAAGCCACTGGAAGTGAGGTGCCTTGGGTATCCAGCACGATGAGCAGGTCCGGGTACGGCTGGCAACGTGCGTGCCGTCCTTCGACAACACCGGCGCACGTTTCATCCCAATGACCTCCGCATCGCGGATAATCATCTCGCATTGCGAGCGGGTCAGGACTTGCGGTACGGTTACCGCCGTGAGGATTTTTTGCTTGAACGCTTTTTTGGTTTGCATTTGTTCTTCCTTTCAACGTATTCCTCCAGAAGCTTCTTGATGGCGTAACTCGCCAATTCCTCGCGATCATACTTGATCCTGTTAAATCCGATGGATGCCAGCTTGTCGGACGCAATGTCGTCCATGTCGAATTTCATTTCGACCATCTTTACTTCACGCTCTCCGAGAAACTTTATTTGTCCCAGTTCTTCCATTCTGACCTTTCCTCCCTCGACTTGGCGATCAGCCACGAGAGAAAGCTACCGGCAAACACAAGTAAAGAGATTCCGCCGCCAACCAGGAAGGCAAACAGGACAGCGTGAAAGAACACCTCGCTAAAGAACTTCAGATAGTCCGTCATCTTTCCTCCTCTTAAGCATTTTGTTCAGGGTGGATTGGTCGATGTTCGCCCCGCCCATCCTGCACCAGAAGAGTACGGTGCCGTTCTTGAAATCGTCAAGCAGGTTCTTGATGTTATCTTCCTCGCGGTAACAGCAACAGTCCTTCAGGCCAGGACGCTTGTTCGCCGGTGTCAGTTCGTCCCCGACCAATACCTTGCGGCGTTGCAGCAAACGCAGGTCGTAAATCGCCCGGATGGCAATCTCGCTGGCAAGGAGCTTGACTCGCTCCTCCTGGCTTAAGCGGTTCGCTTCAGCTTTGACCATTTCTTCCTCTTTCCAGAACGATCTTCAGCCCAGGCCGAATAAGCGTTCCATAGTCGCGCCGCATCCATAGCGTTCTGCTTGTCGTCAAAAATATCATCAGCCGGTGGCAATCCGTTGGGAGGCTCGGCACCCCAAAGGCGCGGACCAACCGGGTTCTCCATAGACTCCGTCACCACTCTCCACTTGTCTCCATGCGGGATCACCTTAACCGGGGTCATCGGATCTCCTCTTCCAGCTTCTTGATGTCAGCCTCAATCTGGCTGCGAAGCTTGGCCATGTCGTTGGATTGTCCGGCGTAGTGGATCATCTGGGCATCCATATATCGGTTCAGCCCGAAGTGTTCTTCCACGCTGGTCATGCAGTTAAAGGACGGATCAAGCTCCTGAAGGTCCAGATCGCACAGGTGCGCCATGATGTTCATCCAGGTCTGCTCGGCAAAGTGATTCGGGAACAAGCCGATTGGCGGCTGGGCAAAGATACCAGCCACGCTCTTTGTCACCACAAAGACACCGGTGTTGACGTAGAACCTTGGCTCGATCTTGTAACCAAACGCCTTGGCCAGTGCCGTCATTCCCGGCTTGCGGTCCAGGTAGGCACCTTCGTCAAAGGCGCAGAACTTCTCGACATCCTTGGAGATGTCAGGGCAGTCCAGCGCGACCAACACATCAGCGTCAAGGAAGGTTACGACATCGTAGCCCTTGGTCGTCATCAGGTGCGGGATGATAAGCTTGCTGTACTGGACAGGGTGCGCCAGCGGCTTCTCGATGGAGATAAAGTCCTGTTCGTGCCTGCGACAATACTCCTCCATGCGCGGCTTGGTCAGCTTGAGAACCTCCAGCCAATCGTCCCCGAAAGCCTGGGTGACTACAACTTTCTTCATGCCGCCTCGCAAAGTTGTTCGTCGGCTTCCTCCATGAGAAGCTGCTCGGCAAATTCCAGCAGTTCCGGCTCGGGGTTGGCGATGTCTGCGTCACCGTGGCAAACCGTGATACGCGAGATCGACATATCATATGGGACGTCCGCAATGACGTGTTCGCGGTAACCCTGTGGCCCGATGTCAACCCGGTGCGTCTTGTAATCGCAATCTCCCCATGCTGTGACCTCGCGGCCTCCCCAGATGAATGTTACTTTGATATCCTCTATTTTCTTCATAGTCGTGGTACTTCCTTTTTGATTTGCGCCCAGGCAAACAAGGCGCGGACCAAAGCCCTTTCGAGGTGATCCGCAGCCGTTTCGCCGTTGTTGTCCGGGCAAGGCGTTGACTTCTGCAACTGCAACATGGCCGTGGACAAGTGACGCATAGCACGACCTATATGGTAATCATGCACCGGCTTGTCAACATTAAACCATTCTCCGTAGGCGGATTTCTCCGAGCCTTTGCCCATAACGCGCCACGTTATATCCTCGGCGGCTTTACCAAGTTCTTCTATGGTGGGTGGTGTCATAGTTTCATCCCCGGCGGGTTGTACTTCTTTGACCACGCCCAGACCTTGAGCATGGCACTGAAGGCGATTCCGGCTTCGTGCAGTTCCTCCTCGCTCCACTGGTGTATCACCAACGTTTCGGGATCGTTGGCAGCCAGGACCACCGAAACACACGCAGCCTGGGGGTTATCCGAGGCTATGCGATAGGCCCAAAGTTGGGCGCAGTCGCTATCGTAGAACGGGTCGTACTTCGGATTTACCTTGCGGTTCTTAAGGTCGATGATTGCGTCACCAATTCCATTTAGCCTGACGTAGGCATCGCATCGTCCAGCGTAACCAGCACCAACCAGTGCCTTTTCGCACCAATAGGTTCTTTCGATATTGTCTTCAGCCCACTCTCTAAACGTCTTGATATACGGCTGGAGTTCCGGGTCTTTGGAACAATCACGTCCAAGTAGGATATGCTCCATTTGTTCGTGCATTTTCGTGCCGTGTTCCGCCGCCTTGGTTGTGGATTGCTTCGAGTCTTTGACGACCCGCTTCGCATACTCTTCGAGTGTTTCACCGTCCTCCTTTGGAAGCGTGAGCGAGGACATGATGGCCTGCTCGATCTTCCATGCTGTGAGTTGCGGCTTATCCATGATGCCCAAGACGCTCGTTACCGATGGGAGTAATCCCATCTTGCGAGCGTCCGTAACCGTGGTGTTACGCTCGTTGCCGTTCTTTCCTATGACAACGTGGGCAGACTCGCCTTCCTGTGTATACCAATGTCCCGCCTGGTCCGTTTGGACCAGACGGGATTGGCTAGGCTCTTTCTGGGTTAGGGTAAGAGCCACTTGATTAGAACGGCATTGCGTTGCCGTCCGCGTCAGTGCTTGTCGCAGCCTTGACCTGCGGTGCCGAAGACGCACCGGACAACTCCTTGCTGGAACGGATCTTATCCTGCAACCATTCCGGCAGTTCTCCGAACTGACCGCCCTCACCCTGCTCGATCTCGTAGAACACCTGGCTGTTTTGGGTGGTGGCCGGAGCCTTCATTGACTTGGGCAACTTGGCGATGCCTTGGATCGCGCAGTAGTTGCGTCCGGCTTGGCTGGTCTTGTGAACCAAGGTCAGCAAGCAGGCCTTGCCCAGAAGGTTCTTAAGGCTGAAGCTGGCAAGCTCCTTGCTGGTGAACGCCTGACCCCGCCAAGTTTCGAGGTGCTTCCGCAGGGTCGCACGCTCGCCAAGGCTGCGGGTCAGTTCGATGGAAACGACCATCGGCTTCGTCACCTTGGCCGTCTTGCCGTTCTCCGTCACCTCGCCTTCGATCACCTGTTCAGGCAACTCGAAAGCCAGGCGGAGTTTGGGGGTCCACTTGGTCTCTCCATCCCAGGTCACTTCTTGGGTGCCGAGATCGACTAGGCTGAATAGAACGCCCACGGTCGCTCCGGCTTCGGGCAACTGGCGTTCCGTGTTTTTGGATGTTTCGCTGATGGTTAGGCTCATGTTATTTTACCTTTCTATATTTGGTTTGGGTTTAGTGGGGTGGAAGGCATTACAAATCCTTGGGCTACGGTCGTTGCCACGGGCGCGGTCTGGACGACATCTACTGTGAAATTAGGAGGGGCAATATGACGGGCGATTTCGCAAAGGTCGTCGGCCTCAATGAGGGCCAGCCACTTCTTCTCTCCGTTGCGGCGAAAGAACACCGCCGGGATCTTGCCCTCCGGCGCATCGCCCTTAGCCTGCGCCATCCATTGCTCCGGCTTGATCTGCTGGCAACGCTTGACCTCGCAATGAAATGGGAAGTTCGCGCAGACCACATCCCCGGAACCTCCCTCGGGATCACCGGCGTATTGTTGGGTGCGCCTGGCCTTCTGCCAGCCTTGCTCTCTTAGGTAGGAGGCAAACTCCCGCTCGCCTGCCGCGCCTTTGCGTCTTGAATTGATTGCCATGCCCCACATTGGGGGCGTGTCAAAAATGAGTCAATACTTTTTTATGTCTTCGTCAAAGCAGGCTAACAGCCCAGCCCCGGTCATCTTCTTGGCAACCTGCGGGTGCCTGCGTATCCATTCGGCAGCCTTCTCAATATCATCAGTATCCTTAATGGCATCCTCGAACAGCCGCCAAGCCTGCTTGGGTGTCAGAGATCGTTTATGATTCGCCATGAGGAACCTGAATTTGGGTAAAACTTCTTGGTGGTGGTGCGACATTCATGCGGCTTTAGAATCCAGAATAAATCCTCATCCATCGCCCAGCAAATAATATAATCAACTTTGGCCTTGGTGTACATCACCTTTCCCTGATGCCCGGAACTCGTCATAAAACGATAATGAAGCTTGTCGTGTTCGGGCTTGCTGGTGGTCTTGATCTGGATGCGGTGAAATTTTCCGTTGCGCTCGGCCACCAGGTCGTAGCTGGAAAAATCCTCCATCGGGGTCAGCACGCTATACCCGTTGCGGAACAGCGCACCGGCCACGCGAGCCACGCCTACTGCACCTATTTGTCTGGCGGATAATTTCATGCTTGACTAGGCGGCGCAGATGCTGGAGTTTTTACGCATGAAAGCAATACTATTCCTAATGGCGGTGCTGGTGGCACCGGTGATGGGGGGGGATTTGGACGAATTCGTGGGAACTACATACCCGTCCGGCAATGCCGTGTTTAGCGGTGGGCGTGGGGTTGCCATTACACGCAATGGGCTAGTTGTGCAAAATGGTCCTTTATTCATAACTCCGCGTGGCTTGTATGGGTCTTGTGGAAATATGTATTATGGGAATGGAAAGCTAACCGTGATTGACGGAGACTTTTCTTACAGCAATGATGCAACCTTAAGAACAAGGGTTGGGAACTATTTTGCTGGCAATAATGGGCAGACCTATATTTACGAATCAGACGGCTCCGAATAGCGAGAGCCGGTTGTTGATCCTATTCTCAAGACCCTGAAGAAATTTCCTTCTTTCCGGGTTTGATCTGGCTCTAGCATACTCATCTTGTAATTGGGCCTGGCTTGCTGCTTTCATCAGGGCCTTTGGATCAACACCCTGGATTGCTTGCAATGTTTGAGGTCCAAGCCTTCCGTCTATTGATACTTTTTGCCCAAGACTGTTAAGACCCTGTTGGATGTATTTGGTTGCACCACCGGCACCACGGTTGAATGCAAGGTCTTGGGCGAATGGTCGAATCTGTTCAGGCAATTGATTTACAAATGGAGATGTGTATTGCCTAATATATTCGGCAGCCGCCTTTTCGCGTTGCTCTGCCGGTAGTGAAGATATTTTTTTAAATGCCTGGGGATGATATCGGTCATTGATACCAGCCACTTCGTAGTTTCCGCCAAGATCACCGCTGGGCAAGGCGTAAAT